GCACCTCGCGGCAAACTATGACCTCGGCCTCCGCATCTACCGCGAGGCGCAAAAGATCGACGACTGGCCAGGCGAAGACTACGAGGGAACGTCGGTCCTGGCCGGCGTGAAGGCCGCCAAGGCGCTCGGCTACTACGAGGAATACCGGTGGGCCTTCTCCCTCGAAGACCTCGTCCTCGCCGTCGGCTACAAGGGACCGGTGGTCCTCGGGATCAACTGGTATGCCGGCATGATGACCCCGGACCCCGACGGCATCATCCGACCGACGGGGAACCTGGCCGGCGGCCACGCCATCCTCGCCAACGGCGTCAACGTCCGCCTCCGCCTCGTCCGGCTTCACAACTCATGGGGCCAGTGGTGGGGAAAGGCCGGCGACGCCTTCATCGGCTTCGACGACCTCGGGCGCCTTCTAAACGAGGCCGGCGACGCTTGCATCCCGGTCCGGCGGCTTCGGCCGTGAACCGCGCGGCGCCGGCGCGCACCGGGTCATCGGTCGACCACGTGCTCCCGACCGGGCCGTGGACCTTCGACGCCGAAGTAGCTCGCGTCTTCGATGACATGGTCGCGCGCTCGATTCCCGACTATGTCACCATGCGCCACCTAGTGCAGGACCTAGCGGCAGCCTACGTGCTCGAGGGAAGCACCGTAGTCGATCTCGGCGTTGCCACGGGCGAGGGCCTCGTCCGCGTCATGGCCGGGCCACCGGCCGACCGGGCCGACGCCACCCGGCGCCCGACGCCTACGGGCGTCGACTACGTCGGCATCGACAACTCGCCGGACATGCTCGCCCGCGCTCACGAGCGCCTCGACGGCCTTCCTGGCGTCACCCTCATAAGGCACGACCTCTCCCTCGGCCTTCCGCCGGCGGTCTATAAGCACGAGTCGGCCTCGGTCGTTCTCGACGTGCTCACGAGCCACTTCATCCCGCTCGACCGGCGCTACCGGCTCTTCCGCCAGGTCTACGACGTGCTCGGCACCGGCGGCGTCTTCATCACCGTCGCCAAGGTCGCGCCGACGGGTCCCTTCGACAAGCTCTTCACGACGCTCTACCACGACTTCAAGGCCGGCGAGGGCTACTCGCGCGAAGAGATCGCGGCCAAGGCGCGCTCGCTCGAAGGCGTCCTCGTGCCGGACCGCTCCGCCTGGCTCGGTCAACAACTATGGGGCGCGGGCTTCGCCCATGCCGAGTGCTTCTGGCGCCATCTCAACTTCGCCGGCTTCATCGCCCTAAAGAGGGTCGTGTGAGCCACTACCGGACGCGGCCGCTTCTCGACCGGCTCCCGATCGACTTTCGGGGCCTGGCGGCCTTTTGCGCGGCTTGCAATCACCGCAAGGTGAAGCACGAGGACGGCAAGTGTCGGGTCGTCGGGAAGGTCGACGGGCCGTGCGCGTGTGCCGGCTTCGTCGCCAGGCCTCGCCGCGGCGCCAGGTTGCCATAGAAGGGTTGCCACGTGACCGAAGACAACGAGACGCCAGAGATTGCCGAGCCGGCAACCGCGGAGCCGACGCCGCGTGGCCTCGTGGCCGCCACGCGCCTCAAGGCGAGCGCCCGCCGGTGGGAGGTCTACCAACTCGCCCTTGCCGGCATTAGCTACCGCGCGATCGGCGAGCGCTATGGCATCTCGCATACCCAAGTCGGGAAAGACGTGCGGGCCGCCCAAGGGGAGATCAAGGCCTCGGGTCTCCGCAACCTCGACGAGCACCGGAGCATGATGCTCGACCGGATCATCCGAGTCATGGCGCCGTTCTTCGCGCTCTCCCTCAAGGGCGACCGCCAGGCGGCCTACGTTTTCGACCGCCTCGCCCGGACTCACGGCTACTACCTCACGCTCGGCGAAGGCATCAAGATCAACGTCACCCATGAGCTAATCGAGATCGCCAAGGCCGCCGGCCTCGACCCGGACGACCTCGTCGCCGAGGCCGAGCGCTTGATCGCCGACCAAGCCTCGCGCCGGCGATGACCCGCAAGCCGAGCACTTGCGACTTTTGCGGCGTCGCCATCGAGAGCGCCAGGGTGCCACGAGTGAGAGTGACCGACCACTTCGACGGCTATGCGGGCGGCGAACGTAAGAAGGTCTACCACCGGCAATGTTGGGAGATAGTCGAGGCGGCCGTGCCACTCATTCGCGCCTTGGCGAAAATATGGCCGCGAGAGAACGGCCGTTGACGCTCGAAGTATCGGAGGTCGTTTGGCAACGCATCCGGCCGCGACTCATAGCGGCGGCCGCGCAACGGGCCATGAGCCGGCCAGGCGGAGGGAAGAAGCCGGCCGAAGTCCTGGCCGAGTGCAAGACGAGCTTCCGGGCCTTCCTGGCCTATTGGAAGTTTCGCAACCGGGACACGGGCGAGATCATCACCTTCGAGCATCTCTGGCCTGGCCAAGAGGGCTTCGTCGCGCTCATGGAAGACCGGAGCCGGCCGCGTTACTCTACCGGGCCGTGGATATTCGCTCTCAAGGCCGGGAAGCTCGGCTTCTCCGAGCTAGAGTGCTCCTACGACGCATGGGTCGCGCTCTTCCGCGGGGCGAATGCCCGCGTGCACATCTTCTCGCGCGACCTGGCCGCGGCCAAGGAAATGCTCCGGATCGTCCGCTACGGCCTCAAGCACCTACCGGCGTGGTTCGGGGTCCACATTCCCGACGACGAGGCCGACTCCGACACGACGACGGCGCTCCGGCTCACGATGGGAATCGACGACGAGCGAGTCATCAAGAGCTACGCGACCGGCGAGAACATCTCGATCGACCAAGTAGCGACGCATATCCACCTTGACGAGTGGGCGCACATGAAGGCCAAGAAGGGCATTTGGGAAGACGTGCAAACCACCGTGGCGCCAGGCGGGACGCTTCACATCGTCACCCGCGGCGCCGGCGACGACGCGACCGTCCGGACGACATGGGACGCCGCCGTCCGGGGCGATCACGAGCTTGTGGCATACTTCGCGCCGTGGGATCAGCGCCCCGATCGCGATCGGGCCTGGCGTGATGCCGAAGAGCGGAAGAATACGCTAGTGGGCCTCTCGCACTTCGCCCCGGTGACCCCGGAGGACGCTCTCGCCGGCGACGAGGACAACGACTATCTCTCTCTCGGCGCGTGGGACGCTTGCCGCGACGATGGCCTACCGCCGCTCATGCCGGGCGGCGTCAACTCCGAGCCGCTTATCGTCGCGCTCGACGCCGCCGTCTCTCACGACACCTTCGCCGCCGTCGGCGTCACCCGGCACCCCGAGGTTTGCAAGTGCGGCCGCACGCGCAACGACCCCGCCATCCGCGCCGTCAAGGTGTGGAAGCCGGAGAACTTCCCCGGTGGCCGGATCAACTTCCGGACGATCGACGGCTGGCTCCGGGTCCTATGCGAGGGCGGGTGTCCTGGCGACCCCGCCGCTCACATCGAGGCGCACCCTCGCTATCGTCCGGGGCCGACCGTGCCGGAAGAGTGGACCAATCGACCCGAGGCATGTACCTCGTGCGCCGCCGGCATCACGACGCCCGGCTTCAACGTCCTCAAGATCGTCTATGACCCCTACCAACTCGAAGACATGATGCAACGCTACCGCGAGGATGGCGTCCTCGCCGGCGCCGTCGGTGCCTTCGACCAAGTCCGCGGCCGCCTTATCGCCGACCGGGGCCTCTACGACCTCGTCCTTCAACGGCGCCTCGCTCACTCGGGCGACCCGCTTCTCCGCGAGCACGTCGGCAACGCCAGGGCGAAGCTCCAACCCAACGAGGACTCGAAGATGCGAATCACGAAGAAGGACGAGAAGCGACGCATCGACGCCGTGGTCGCGGCCTCGATGGCCGTCGACGAGTGCTTGAGGCTCTTGCTATGAACGTCATCGCCTTCGTCGTCACCCTGGCCGTCGCCTTCACGCTCGTATGCTGGCTCGGCGAGGGTCCCGACCCGCTCCCGGTCTACCGGCCTCACCTGGCGCTCGGCGCCCTTCTCTTCCTCGCCGGCGTCGCCGTTGGCATACTTGTCGCATGAACCGGGTCCGGCATGCCACGAATGGCCGCGAAGGTAAAGAGCCGTCGACGAGCCTAACGCCAGGTCACAACCGGCACGCCGGCAACGCTAAGGCCATGCGCCAGATCGCCCACCGCCGCGCACGCCGGCGCGGCCGCCAGAGATTCCGCCGGCCGTGAAATGCACGCGGCGCGGATGCTCGAATGAAGGGACCTGGCTTCCCGTCGTCTTGATCTACCCGGAGCACTTTCCGGCGCACTCGAAGCCGGCTCGCGGCCGGGCCGGACTACCGACGTGCGACGATTGCCGGGCCAAAACTGGCGTCGCGGACCTCATAGG